TTAATGCCCAATCGCTAAATAGACTACACCATCAACAGTATATGGGGAGTGGCTAGCATCTGCGATAAGAGTAAATCCAGTTGTACTTTTATTAGTATGATAGAACACCTCATTACCTCCTACAGATGTTTTATGTTCTATTGATGGCCAAACGCCTGAACACTCATTATCAAAAGCAGTAGGAAATGTAATAGGATAAGTTGTTCCATCATACACGTATACGCTTTTCTTGTATCCCCATTGGCTAAAATCCAATAGCGCCCCAACGTATAGAGGTGACGTTATTTTGTGCAGACATATAAGTGAAGCTGTTTATTGTTATTTCTTTAACGGCACTACTCGTCCAATTATCATTATCTAAGGTTGCCGGCGCTATGTTAGTGACTGCGACGAACGGAGGGAAAGTAAAAGGTATTATAAAGTTACTAGCTCCATCGTATATAGTCCTAGTAACTGCGATGTCTGACTTTCCCCATTGGATGTGTAACATTTAAGATCTGCCAAGAGCAATATAATAATGTTCAAATTTTGCAAATTCGATTTTGTCTAAGCTAAGACGAACGGCATTATCAAAGTTACTAGAGGAACGCTCCGTTGCTGATTCTTGTATTGTACCAACTCCTACATATACTTCTGTAAAAGCTATTGGAAATTTTGTTGGTGCTGTATACCACATATCAAGACGCCCTCTTTTAACTATTCCCCATTGGTTATGAGCGACCAACGTTTATCCAAAAGCCATTGTTTATAGCTTTTGCGATATGATTGCCAACATAACCGCTGTGTAATTCAAATCCAGTAGTAGTAATGTTATTTGCTCGAATACTAGCTTCATATAATCGCTTAGGCTCATCTTTCATCATAGTTACAGTACCAAATATTTCTATATAAGAAATTAGATAAGATACAGCCGTTTGATTTTCTTTGAATTGTCCCCATTGGCTACTTGCCAATAGCTATCCAATGAGTTACAAATCCATTTCTGCTATCACTGTGATCTAGTACAAACTTATCATTTTTGTATAAACGAGTACCAGGACAATTTACACCAGCACCTTTAGTTGCATATACACCGAATACTTCTTGAGTGTATGAAATAGGAAAGGCAACCCAAACAGAATGGGAGTATCTATGAGCAATTTCGGCATTAGTAATTGTAGGGTCATTACGGGTTTCACTTTCAACTCCCCATTGGTTCTAAGGTAATAACTCAATAGCCTTACGCAACTCACGCAATTCTTTATGCGTATAGACTTTGGTTGTAATATCTCCATGCTTATGGCCAAGAATAGCACGAGTAGCAGTAGGAGATGATCCGTATTTATCTAATAATGTGGCTACTGTATGACGGCAGTCATGCGTTGAATGTGAACATTTGATTGAGGTCATTACTGATTTAAACTGCTTGCTGAATTGAGCATAAGAAATTGGTAATATCTTGTCAGATGAATTTTGATACAGAGTTGTAACTATTGGTAATATTCGACTATGAATAGGAATTAACCGATTACGGCCAGCCTCAGTTTTAGACTGGCGAACTATTAAGCATTTAGTGCGGAGGTTAATATCATTTTTACAGACTGATAATAATTCACCGCAACGCATCCCGGTATATAAAAGTATTAGAATGCCACAAGTATCGGTAGTATTAAGGCTCCACAATCGATTAATCTGTTGGCGAGTAAATGGCTTATGATGGTAAACGCTAACATCGCGGCCAAGGTTTAGGAATGGAGTGTAATCTTTAATATCAACATCATTAACAATTGCATACTTCGATAATAATGAAAGTAATGTACGGACCTTCTTGGCAGATGCATAAGAAAGGCCATTATCTCTCATATTATCAATCACGCATTGCATATCAGAATATTTGATTAAGTTAATAGGAATATTAGCAATTGATTGAATATGATCATAGGCAATGCGATATGATTCGATGGCTGATTTACTCACGATTGCAACACGAGTAGGCAGCCATTTTTCATAAATACTTTTAAGCGTTTCGACACATGCACTTTGGCGATGCATACGGAGATACGCATTTCTTGAGTAGTGCTTAATAGTACTATTCATATGTTCCTCCTCCTTATTAATAACGAAAGGATAAAAGAAATGAACAATTATATTCATGTCCTTGATGTGGACGGACGTCGAATTACGTCCATCGTAGATAATATGATAGTACCTATCGGTGAAGAGGCTTTGCTTAAGCAAGCTAAAGAACAATATCCTGATGCTGCCCAATATATATATGGCGGAGATGCCATGTTAGATGCATTTCTCGATGGAAAAGTTTATAAAAATGGTATATTCGAAGACGCACCAGTAGTTGAATACATTCCAACAAAGGAAGAAAAGATTAACACCATAAAAGACGAATATGAACCACGATTTAAAACACTGGAAGAGGCTCAACGCCGATTACTGCTCATGGGGAAACCTACTAATGCAATTAGCGCTCAATATATCAAGTTGAATAGCGAAATGGTAGCACGAATCAAGGAGGTGCAATAATATGCCTAAATATATCGGTGATAGTAAAGTTCCTGTAATGGAATTTTGTGAGTACTGTTGGGAAGTTCTTAACGAAGATGGTACATGTCCTACTGAAGGATGTGTGCATAATGATTTACTTTCGTTAAACGAAAGCGAAGCTGAACCAATGAAAGGAGAATAGATGCAAGAAATAGTTACTTTTATTAGTGAAGCGTGGAAGACCTTATCCGAGTCGTTTGCCATTAAAGCGGTACTTGCGATTATTGCTGAAGTAGCAATATATATTCTCGGTTTAAAACACATTCAGGTATTAGGGATATTCATTATCCTGGTATTTCTTGATCTAATTACTCGTTGGTCTGCCATTAGCTATAGAATGCTAATTGATATGGGAGCTAATCCCGATAATATAAGCAGTTGGGATAAATATGTTGCTATTCCTGCAGCATGGGGCAAAGGGTTAATATCATCTAAACACATGCGGAAGCCATTTGTAACAAAAGTTTTAACGTATTGCCTTGCCACTGGTGCTGCTTGGTGTTTTGATTACATGGCCGGTCAATATGCGTTCGCTGTAAATCTAGTATGGCTGTATTTAGGATCCGTAGAGTTTTTATCTATTTTGGAAAATATGCGAGATGGAGGGAATACAGCTATAGCAGGACTGCTCGATGTAGTACATGCTAAAGTAGATTTAATTTTAAAAAAATAATATCGCACTGTTTTTGTTGCTACGTTCATACATTAGAAACGTAGCTTTTTATATTTGAAAGAGGTGTACTTATGAAAGTAGGAACTTATTTTGATGATTTTGAGTTTGCTTGTAAATGTGGCCGTCATGGATACGATAGCGACGGACATCCTATTTTAGACCACATCATTGATAAAAGGCTCGTCGATGTATTGGACGCTATCCGTGAACATATTGGCCAACCTATCGAAGTATTAAGCGGTTATCGTTGCCCTGAACACAACGCAGAAGTTGGCGGTGTTCCTAACTCTCAACATGTTGAAGGTACGGCGGCCGATATTACTTATGACGGCATTAACGTTGATTATCTCGCCGAAGTGGCCGAAGAATGTGGTGCCGATGGTATTGGACGATATTATAATCAAGATTTCGTTCATGTTGATGTTAGAGGTTGGGCTGCTCGTTGGACTGACCAGGACTAATACAAGGGGGTTAATATGTATGAGAAATGTAAAACATACTTCGATGCGGTTAAATCTCAAATTACTGTTAAGCGGTTTATTGTGTTTGCTTGTGCTTTGTTGCTCCTCATTGGTGCATGCCAGCTCATCGACGGCTACATCACAGCAAGAGGAAACTATAACCGTGCCATTGAGCGATTGGAACAAACTCAAAACGAACTTAATCGAAGCCGACGCCTCAATCAAGAACTCAAGCTTGTCATTGAGCGAAGCTCAGAGCTTAACAGTCAAGCAGGCGACCGAATTACAAGAATTGAAGATTATCAACGAAGAACGGACGAAGGAATTGAACGCGCTCAAAGCAATCAACGAGAAACAGAGCGAAGAGTTAGCGAAGGCATCGGAAATAACAACCGAGCAAGCGAACTCATTGGACGCAGCTTACGCATCATCGAACGAGTTGAAAGCGGAAATAAAGAATAATAAACGAACTGAACAAAGGCTACGCCGGCAACGTGATACATGGGCGATTAGTAATGCAGCTCTTTTCCTTGCTAGCGCTTTACGAAGATAATTCGGAGGTGATCCTGTATCTCCTTACTATGTGAAGGTGGACACATAGGAACAGTCAAATGTTGGTTGATTGTTGAAATTCAAAAGATTGTCAAAAGATTATAGGGCCTATTGTGCTAGTATTTATCAGTGCTAACACGATAGGCCTTATTTTTTTGTATTTATTTTCAAATATCCTGTTGCCTTTATCTTGAATAAGTTATATAATGTAATCAAGATAGAGGTTACATATTAAGGAGGTAACAAAATGAAAATCAAAACAGAAACTTCAATTATCATTGCTTTAACTACTATTAAATTATTTGAATTCAATTTAAAAGGTAAAAAAGCGAGTTTACTCAGAGAATTAACATCAAAAGACAGCCAGTTTATTAACGAAGTAAAATGCAACTGCATTATAGAAAAAGAATTGCCGGTTGGTGTTGTTTTGACAAAGTTAATGGGTGGCGTTACGAAAATAGTCAAAGAACAAATCGGAAATCTAACAAAAGAAGAAAGTGTGTTATTAATGAGATTATTGCAAAATACATTTAACGAACAATTATATATCGTAATTGATGAAGAATATACAGAGTTAAATATGTAATTTATAATAAGCCCTCTTGTGAGTAAGCAAGAGGGCAATAAAAAAGGAGTGTATAAAATGTTAAAAGTAATCGATTTAAACGGTTTTAAACCTATAACAAGAGCGGTAGTTGATACATATGCAGAGGCTTGGAATGTAATATACGAGCAAGAAATGAAGTCTTCTAACTGTATTTGCAAAAATACCAAAGACCAATGGGATGAGTGGGATACAGTAGAGGAGATATACCCTAATTTTACATGGCCTGCTAATGCTAATTATGTATGGACTGCAGACTGGATAGCAGAGCCAGTTGTTGATCCTGCGGAATACAACGAACAAAGCGTAAATAATTTGATAGACGATTTAATGTTGCATTATAAAATTGAAGTGTGCTAG